ATTGACCCTGATGGCACTGGTAACACCATTGTTGCCTCAGGCAAATTAGCTGTAGGCACTACGACACCATCAAGTTACAACGGTGGTGCAGATGATTTAGTTCTAGCCACCACAGGTTCAACTGGTATTACTATTGCCTCTGGAACAAGCAACAATGGTTCTTTGTTCTTTGCTGATGGTACTTCTGGTGCGTCCCAGTATAGCGGTTATATTCAGTATGACCAAAACAATAATGCTATGAGTTTTGGAACTAACTCTGCTGAACGGATGCGTATTGATTCGGCAGGTGCCATACGTTTAGCAAACACAAGTATGAATATTGACAACTCTGGAAATACGGCAACTGGATTAAGTGTTGCTAGTACAGGAGTAACACATATTGCAACAAGTGGAAATAACACTAGCTTGATTATCCAGCGTGTAAGTGATACTGGAACTGACTATGCAGTATTTTTTATGTACGGTTCAGCGGGTGTAGGTAGTATTACAGTTAATGGTTCTTCCACAGCCTACAACACATCATCCGACTACCGACTCAAAGAAAATGTCACATACGATTGGGATGCTACAACCCGCCTAAAGCAACTCAAGCCAGCACGTTTTAACTTCATTGCTGATGCAGATACCACAGTCGATGGCTTCTTAGCGCATGAGGCGCAAGCAGTCGTACCAGAAGCGATTACAGGCACTAAGGATGCAGTAGATGCTGATGGTAATCCTGTAATGCAGGGAATAGACCAGTCTAAAATCGTCCCATTGCTTGTGAAGACCATCCTTGAATTAGAAGCGCGTATTACGGCGTTGGAGACTGAATAATGGCACTAGGTAAAATCAAAGCAGATACCCTAGAACACAGCACCGCAGGGTCACTTGATACGCAGTACGTTGTGAATGGTAGTGCGAAGGCTTGGATTAACTTCAATGGCACAGGAACTATAGCTACTAGAGAATCCTTAAATATAAGTAGTATTACGGATGTTACTACTGGAACATATAATGTGACTAAGACTAATAGTTTTTCAAATGCAAATTATATTACAAATGTTTCAACAGGGGGCGGGTCTTTTGTAACGCCGTGTGTAGGGCATCAAAATGGTTCCTTTACCATATATACTGCTTCTGTAACACAAACAGAAAATAGAAATCAAAATGCGGGAGACTTATTCGATGCAACTTTGATGCTTTTATCTTATACCGGAGACCTAGCATAATGCAGACACCTGAATTTCAAGGCACACATCTATTTGACCGCCTATGTTGGGCAAAGGAAAACCTAGAAGGTCATCAGTCTGACTATCGTGTAGTTTATGAGGACAGCGTAGATGAGTGTGCAAAGATACTGGTTCCTGACCCTAACTGGATGGCGTGTGCGCTACAGGGCGGTATCCTGCCTCCTGTCGAAGTGTATTGGGAACTAGCAAAAGATGAAGCACAACCAGACTTCAAGAAGCATACTCGTGGCTACCTGTTACATGACACCAAGCCTATTGATGCTATGACCGAAGAACAGGCTATTGAATACCTGATTATGAAAGACTGCCCACAGCATGTGTGGCAAAATTGGAATCAAGGCAACAAACCAAAGATGGTTATCTGCCGTAAAGAACAGCTTCCCGGCTCACGTGAGTGGCGCAATGCTTGGAAGATTACTGAAGAACTTAGCGTCACCGATTTAGCAGCCTAAGAGGAGAAACCTAATGGCACAAACATACATCGTAGACAAGGACGGGAATCAGATTGATGCTTCAACTGCAACTGTCCCTGCAGACCGTCACTTCCGTGGTGCATGGTCATTGAGTGGCACAGTCATAACAGAAGATATGGCAGCAGCCAAAACAATCTTTCAAGATAAAATCCGTGAAGTACGTGGTCCACTGCTAGAGGCAGAAGACGTAGTGTACATGAAGGCACTTGAAGCTGATGACGCAGACGCAAAGGCAGCATCGGTAGCTAAGAAAGCAGCACTGCGTGATGCACCTGCGGCATCTGCAATCACTAACGCTGCTGACATTGCAGCACTCAAGGCAGCTTGGGATACAGACGTACTTGGCGATAGCCCATACGCATAAGGGAGATAGACTGTGGCGTTAACTAAAGTAAACAGAGGTGGGTTAAATACAGGCATTTCTGATTCTAGTGATGCTACAGCTATTACTATTGACTCATCAGAAAACGTATCTTTCACTGGTATTTTAACTACTGGTGCGGGTTCAGTAGGCATGGGACCAGCTTTTTTTGTACATCCTTCAAGTGGGCAGTCAGTATCACAAGCAACTTTTACAAAGGTAGCACTAGGCACGGAAGTTTTTGATACAGACAACAAATTTGCATCTGATAAATTTACTCCAACCGTAGCAGGATATTATCAAATTAATGCCTCTGTAACTTTTTCCAATGCAACTTTTACTCAAGGTGGTGCTATCTTGCAAGTACGTAAAAACGGGTCAACAATTTTTGCTTTTAATTCTGTCGTAGGCGGGTTTGAATCTCGACATGGAATTAATGGTTCTGGTTTAGTTTATTTAGACAGTGATGATTTTGTTGAAATGTGGATTTATAATGCTAGTTCAGCAGTAACAATTGCTGACGCTACTAATGAAACTCACTTTTCTGGTGGAATGATAAGGAAAGCATAATGACGTTATATGATAAAATCATAAAAATTTACCCTGCTCTTGAAGGCAAAGATTTTTCTATAGTCGGCATTATCCTTGAAAATAAATCAGATGGTAATGGCGATTACATTAAAGAGTGGAATCACGCCAGTCTTTCACAGCCAACACAAAGTCAGTTGGAGGACGCATAATGCCATACATAGGTAAATCCCCACAGAACGGTGTACGTAACCGTTTCGTATATCAGGCCACAGCAGGGCAGACTAGCTTCTCTGGTAGTGATGCTGACTCTAAGGTACTTACCTATCAAGATGGTCTGTACATGGACGTGTATCAGAATGGTGTACTACTTAAACCCGGTACAGACTACACTGCCACCACAGGTACAACAGTCGTGCTGGTCACAGGTGCATCACTAAATGACGTAGTTGAGATGGTAGCCTACGATGTGTTCTCTGTAGCCAACAGCTACACAGTGACAGAAAGTGACACACGCTACCCATTCAAAGGTAACAACAGCATCATCCGCTTGAATGGTCAAAGCATCACGGCAGACGTTACTATTGATGCAGATGAAAATGGCGTGAGTGCAGGTCCGATTACACAGGACAATGCCACCGTCACTGTTAACGGATATTGGAGTATCGTATGACCAGTCAACTTAATGTAGATACCATTGTAGACAAGGCTGGCTCTGGTGGCACGAATGTAAAGGTTGCCAACAATGCTGTTGCTGTGGCTGAAGGTGGCAGTGCAACAACCAATGTTGTGCAGGGTCTGGCGAAGGCTTGGTCTCAGGTAAAACAGACAGACACCTTTGCAGTAAACGATTCCTTTAATATTAGTTCTGGGGTTGACCAAGGTACAGGCATTGCCCGAATGAATTTATCTACATCTTTTGCTAACACAACTTTTTCTGGTCATTGTACAAATGACTCTTCTGGGTGGGGTCATAACGGATGTATAGATGATGTAGCAACTTCTCGTTATGATATGTATCAGATGCAAACAGATACAACAGGAGCCGCTGATACCCCCAGAACTCAATCGGTAGCATTTGGAGACCTCGCATAATGGCTAGTCAATTAAAAGTAGACTCAATCACAGGAGTAACCACGGCTGGTTCTATTAGCGTGACAGGTGAAGGCAACTCAACTACGACTAATCTGCAACAGGGGCTGGCGAAGGTGTGGTGTGCGTTTAATGGTCAAGGGACTATTGCAGTTAGAGATTCGTTCAATACGGCTAGTCTTACTGACAATGGAACAGGCGCACACACTGTCAATTATACGTCAGCGATTGCAACAGTCGAATATGCAGTGACAACAAGTCATCAAGAAAATCAAGTTAATTGCTGCTACGATGGACCAACAGTAAGTAGTGTTAGAGTTGATAGCCGAAACGATGCTGGAACATACTATGACATTAACCATAAATCAGCGGTAGCACACGGAGACCTCGCATAATGGCTAGTGAACTTAGAGTAAACACATTAAAGGATGCCTCTGGTAACAACAGCATTGCTACTAGCTTTGTGGCAGGTGGTAGTGCGAAGGCGTGGGTGAACTTCGATGGCACCGCATCTGGTGCGGCGGCAAGAGATTCATTTAATGTTGCGTCTATGACAGATAATGGCACGGGGCAGTACACTGCTAATTTTTCTAGTTCCATGATAAATGATGATTTTGCACACAATGTAACTGCTCGCTTGACTACAGGTTCAGGTGCTGTTTTTGGGTCTATTAGAGAAGGTTCCTATTCTACTTCTGCAATGGGCATATATATATTTCTTCCAAACGACAGTTTGTCAGATGCGGCGTATATTGCAACCTCACTTCAAGGAGACCTCGCATGAGTAAGGCAGCAGAACTAGCCGCACTGATTGGTTCGCAGTCGGCGTTGTCGAACAGGAACCTGATTATCAACGGTGCGATGCAGGTGGCGCAACGTGGTACGAGTGAGACCAGTGTATCAACAAGCCAGTATGCTAACGCTTGTGACCGATTTAAGGTTAATGGAAACAATGGTACTTGGACAATATCGCAAGATACTAATGCACCTTCTGGTTTTTCTAATTCTTTTAAGATGCTACTGACAGCAACAGAAACTATAGGTGGAACATCGTATTGGTCAGTAGAACATAAAATAGAAGGCCAAAATCTTCAACAGTTATCTTATGGCACATCAGATGCTGAGACTGTTACTGTATCATTTTATGTAAAATCTAATATTACAGGAACGTATTGCTTAAATCTTTATCAGGATGACGGAAGTAAAAACTTTCCTAAAACCTATACGATTGACAGTGCAAATACTTGGGAACGTAAGACTATTTCATTTGTTGGAGATACATCTACTGCACTAGATAATGACAACGCAAGTAGCTTACGAACACAGTTCTTTGTTGTGGCTGGTTCGTCATATAACAGCGGAAGTGCAGGTTCACGAGTTGCCTACTCAGACGCAACATTTGCGGCAGGTCAGTCAGCGCAAGTTGATGCAGTCAACGATTATTGGCAGATTACTGGCCTTCAGATGGAAATTGGCGAACAGGTCACGCCTTTTGAGCATAGGTCTTATGGTGAAGAACTTTTGGCTTGTATGCGCTACTACTGGAAAGACACTGCACCAGTTTATTTAACACAATATGGTTCAAACGCTATTGCAAATATCTATGCACCTGTACCTATGAGAGCGACACCTTCTGTATCACAAATATCAGGAACTACAATGTTATTTGGGCAAGCATCAAATGTGCCTTATAGGTATTTTTATGCTTATGTAGCAGGGAGTTCAGGGGATGCTTATAATGGTACTATAGCAGATGCGGAGTTATAATTATGGATATTACATCAGCACAATATAATGAACAACTTGGCGATAGAAATATCAAAGCCACAATAGATGGGCAAGTAATGTTCGTACCCTTAGACCCCGCCAACAGACACTACGCAGAAATCATGCGTCAGGTAGAAGCTGGCGATTTGACTATAGCTGACGCCGACTGATGAAGATGATACAGCAACAGGAACAAACCTTGAAAGTAGCAATGGACTTGGAGTCACACGAGAAAGAGTGTGCGATGTTCCGTGAGTTGGTACACGGTAAGCTGGACAGTTTAGATAAGCGCATGTGGCGTCTGGAAGCAATGATAATGGGTAGCACTGTAATGGTGGTGGCTATGGTAGTTACAGTATTTATGGGAATGAATTAATATGGCGATGTTCAAAGCATTTAAACCTGAAGCAATGAATAAGATTGCAGGGGCAATGGGATATACTGGTAACATGGATTCATTCCAGCAGTA